ATTCGACGCAGGCTTGCTGACGCAAGTCAAGGAGAATTTGGGTAATATGACGGAAAGCTGGCAAGCAGATGATGTGCAGAGGCGTTAGCCGCGGGTCGTGCGGTGTTGCCTTAAGGATAATACAACAGCGGCACGCGCAGCATGATCGCCGATGGCGCACCGCCATTATTATTTGATCTTGCTCTTTGATCTTTGCCGTGAGAAGCGCTTAGGCGTTCTCTTCCTCAAACTTCTTCATGAAGGCTACCAGCTTCTCAACGCCCTCGATAGGCATAGCGTTGTAGATGGAAGCTCTCATACCGCCGACAGTTCTGTGGCCCTTGAGGTTCTCGAAGCCTGCGGCCTTAGCCTCTGCAACAAACTTCTTGTCAAGCTCCTCGTTGCCGGTAACGAAGGGAACGTTCATAAGAGATCTGTCCTTGGGAACAACGGTGCCCTTGAAGAGCTTGCTGCTGTCAAGGAAGTCATAAAGGATCTTGGCCTTCTTCTCGTTGTGAGCCTTCATGCCCTCGAGGCCGCCCATCTTCTTGATCCACTTGAATACCTTGCCGCAGATGTAGATGCCGTAGCAGGGAGGAGTGTTGTAGAGAGAATCGTTGTCAGCCTGGATCTTCCAGTCCATCATAGTGGGGCACTGCTTGAACGCAGGGCCGTCAGCGATCAGGTCTTCTCTTACGATAACGATCTGCACGCCCGCAGGGCCGACGTTCTTCTGAACACCGCCGTATACAACGCCGTACTTGCTAACGTCGATAGGCTCGCTGAGGAAGCAGCTGGAAACGTCAGCCACCAGCTCGTGACCCTTGGTGTTGGGCAGGGCCTTGTACTTAGTGCCGTAGATAGTGTTGTTCTCGCAGATATAAACATAGTCAGCATCCTCGGGGATGTCCAGATCGGAGCAGTCGGGGATATATGAGAAGGTCTTGTCAGCAGAGGAAGCAACTCTTACTACCTCGCCGTACTTCTCAGCCTCGGCAGCGGCCTTCTTTGCCCACTGACCGGTGATGATATAAGCAGCCTTGCCGTTCTTCATCAGGTTCATAGGTACCTCTGCGAACTGGAGCGAAGCACCGCCCTGACGGAAGATGACCTTGTAGTTGTCGGGAATACCCATCAGGTCGCGGAGATCTGCCTCTGCCTCCTTGATGATCTGGTCATAAGCCTTGGAACGGTGGCTCATTTCCATTACCGACATTCCTGTGCCCTTGTAGTCGAGCATTTCCTCGGCAGCTTCCTTGAGCACTTCCTCAGGGAGAACTGCAGGGCCTGCACTGAAATTATAAACTCTGCCCATGATAAAAACCTCCATTATAGTCTGACAGGCGGTTGCCTGCCTTAAAAAATTACATTAAATATTATATTACTTTTCACGCCCAAAGTCAAGAGATTTCGTGAAAACACTTGTGACAAAAAAATGCAGCCCCGACGCCATTTTCCTGCATTTTCGTGCAAAATCAGGAAAAAGCACGCTGCTGCCCCTCTTTGTAAACTTTTTATAAATTTCTTTTTTGGGGCCGCGTGAGCGGCGGCGAAGCCGCCTCACAACTGTGTGATGTGCCGGGGCTCCCTCGCGATACGGTTTTTTTAGTCCGCGTGAGCACTCGCAAGCTCGTTCACAACAGCGAAGTGTGCCGGATAGTCCTCGCGATACGGTGGGGGTCAGCCGGATAGAGAAAAAGGAAAAGCCCTCACAAGGCACCTCTGACCGCTGACCGCTCGACCGCTCCTTCGCGGTGAATTTTTGCCAAAAGAAAATTGCAAAGCAGGTCAGGCGGCTTCTTCGCTTTGGCGCTTTTTGATCCTGCGCCAGTTCAGGAACCCGTAAACGTCGCCGCAGAGGAAGGCCGCAAAGCACACCACCACCGAGACACAGCTCCTTTCGTCCATCGCCGCAAGGCTCCAGAGCACGATCAGCACCACGTCGTTCATCGCGTAGACCAGCGCAAAAAACGGGCTGCGTCTGGCCGTAAGGTACACAGCCGCAAAGCTCGTGGCAACCGACAAGGTGCTCACGGGCAGATACCTCGTCCCGAGCAGCGCCAGCACATAGCCGAACAGAGCCGTCACCGCCGCAGTAAGCAGCAGCATGAATGCCGCCTCTCTCCCGCCGACCTCTCCGACGGCCGTCTCGCTGCGGCCTCTGCTGCTAGGGTGTCTGAGCCACGAGACCAGCGCAGCCGCCGCCATCGGCGCCGTCATCCCAAGGTAGGTCATCATCTCGCCGTAATAGCGGCTGCCGTAGGAGATATAGCCGTAAAGCAGTGAGAACACCACCATCAGCGCCTGCCCTGCCGGGTTCGCCTTTGCGTTGAGCATCAGCGACGTCACACCGATCACGGAAGCCAATGCCGTCAGGACGCCGCCCCCGCCGAAGACCGCAAGGCTCGCGAGTATGGCAGCCACCGATGCCGCCCAGAGCGCCAGCTCCGTTTTGCTGAATATTTTCATAAGCTCTCCTTTCTGCCCGTCATTTCCAACGCCGATCCGCAGGCACCTGCCTCTCCTCCGGGGAGGCCTCACAAAGCTCCGCCAAGCGCCCGATCGAAAGCCGATGGGGGAATTAAAAAACGCTCTGTGTGGGAGCAAACAAAATTTCACACGACCCCTAACGTTCCACCCGGAACAAGGTACCCCAACGGCAAGGACGCCGCCTCATTCGCGAAATGAAACTGCCTCCCCTCCGGGGAGGCCTCGCAAAGCTCCGCCAAGCGCCCGATCGAAAAACGGTGGGGGAGTTAAAAAAACGGCTGCACCGCCGCCTCATTCGCGAAGTGAAACTGCCTCCCCTCCGGGGAGGCCTCGCAAAGCTATGCCAAGCGCAGAATTGAAAAACGGTGGGGGAGTTAAAAAGAAAAAATCGATACACATCTTCGGGCCTGCGGATGCAGGCGCTGACCTAACGATGTGTATCGAATGATTTTACCATTCCTACCCGGTGGCAGTGCGATATTGTTTTGTCTGTTTTATTATAGCAGGGCAGGCGGGCTTTGTCAAGTGCCGCTCAGAAAGTGTCGCTGTAGGCGGTCAGGGTCGTGACCACCCTGCCGTCCTCGGCACTAACGGAAAGGTCGTGTACCTCGCCGCTTATCGCGAACGCGCCGCAGTCAGCGGAGAACGGCGTGAAAAGATCCTCTCCGCTGTACCCGATGTAGCTGACGAAATCGGCATCGCAGCGCCTTGCAGAGGTCGCAAGCTTCAGCCTCATGCCCTTGTCTGTGTCAACTAACCACTGGCGGTCAAAGGGATAGTAGCGCTGGCGTATAATGCCAAGCTGCTCGGCAGCCTGAGATGTCATTGTGTAAGGGTAGGTCTCGTCCATGTCCTGAAAATAGACCGTGGAGAGCATCGAGCGGCGGTCGGTGCTGTCTCCGCAGGTGACGACCCTGTCCGCCGGAATCGCCACGGGCTGAGCCGAGGGCTTTGTCACCCTTACCGTGTTCGTTCCGTAAATAAAGGGCTGCGTGCCGTAGGCCTTCATTGAATATGCTCCGACTGCGTCCCAGATAGTCGAGCGCTCCTTAACATAGATGTAGTTCACCTCGGCCGTGCCGCTTTGATACGTTACGTTTGGTATCCGGGTGTTTATCCTTCCCAGCTTTGCAAGATCCATGTCGTAGTTCATTCCCGGGACGGGCTCGTTCTGAGCCAGCATCACCGTGAATCCGCGCGAACGGAAGTGCATCAGCGCCCTGCCGTCCTTGTATTCGCGGCGGGCGTATTCAAACACACCGTCGTGTACCAGCTTCGAGCCGATATACAGATGCACCCTCGCAATGTCCGCCGACCTGCGTGAGCAGAGCACCACGGCGCTCATCTCAGTGCAGGGCTGATAGCGGTTCTTCGAGAAAGCCACTGATACGATCTCGCCGCAGCTGAACGAGGTGCCGTCCGTCAGCCTGAAAAGAATGCTTATGCTTGGTGTAGGGTCTGTCATTTCTGTCCTCTCCTTGTTTTTTATCTCGGGCTCACAGCTCGCGCAGGATTATCTTGAAGCTGCCGCACAGGCTGTCCGCAGGGCGGATAAGCTCGGCCTTCGGAACAAACAGGTTCGTTATCCTCCTGCCCGCGATCGTTACCGAGCTAAGCACCGTGCCCGCACAGCTGCGGCAGAGCGTGTCGAAAAACGAGATGTCCTGCGGCAGTACTCTGCCGGTCAGCGTGTAGACCCTGCCCCAGCCGATGATGCGCCTGTCACAGCCGCCGCCCAGCAGCGGAAGCTCGGAGACTCTGGTCTCTTCGGTCACGGTGTAGTCATCGACCGTAAAGCTTCCGCTGCCAAGATCGGCCTTGACCGGAGTCTTTGCTGTTGTCTGTGTCGTCTGCACGGTCATTCCTCCTCTGTGCATAATGTCAGCAGCCTGAGAGTCACCAGCCGCAGGCTCATGAGCCTTCCGAGAGCGCTGCACCTCTCGGCCTCGGCCTTTACCGAGGATACCGCAAGGCAGCTGCCGCTGACGGCAAGGCTCCTGACGAAGCTGTCGGCGCGTGCCTCAAGCTCAGGAAGATCGCTGTAGCCGCAGCGCCTGCCGTAAAACCTCAGCGCAGCCGTGACCGCTTCCTCAACGCCCACGGTGCTGCCGTTCCGAGCGTTGATACGGGGCTGGCTCTCGGTGCTTTTAATGGCGGCACAGCAGTAAAGCCTGCCGCTGTCGCGCAGCATATCTGCCTCGTGTATCCCCTCTGCAAGCACGACCCCCGAGTCCTCGGCGGCAGCCTGCAAAAGGCTTTTGATAGCGTCAGTCATTCGGCAGCGCCTCCCTCGGCGGCCTCGTCCGTCAGGGCAAAGACAAAGTCCTCGTCCCTGATGATGCCCGCAAGGCCTGCAAAAGCGCCGTCACGAAGCGCTCGGGCAGCCTTTGTCCTGCGGTCGGAGGGCGTGTCCCTGCGCACCGAGCCAAGCTCGCTCATGTAAAGCTCCTCGCGCACAGCCTCCTCGCAGAAATATCTGTAGGCGGCATCGGCTGCCGCCGCGTATTCGCACGCAGCGGCCTGCCTGTCGTCCAGAGGAGCAGCGACGGTGAGACCCGAGATCCTGAGATATGCCGCAGCAGCAAGGTCGGCGTATTTGTCAGCCGCCTCGGCGGAGGTCATACGCGCAAACAGCGCCTTGATGTTTTCTCTGTCTATAGTTGCCATTACCGTTACTCCTTTTTTCGGATATTACTCGCCCAGTGCCAGCACCTTGACGGCGCCCTCGGTGAGCTTTGAGAAGCCGCAGATCACCGAGCAGGCGATCTCATCGTTCTGGGTAGAGATGAGCTTGTCGAAGTCAACGACAACGTCCGTGCCGTAGACCATCTCGGCCGCGCAGGAAGCGTCGATGCCGATGAGCTTGCCCTCCTCAACTGCCGAGGACTTGATGATCGTCACGCCGTAAGGTGTCTTGACCTTGCCCGAGGCCATGAAGTCGGACACGCAGTATTTCATCTCGCTGAGGGCGAGTATGTCTGCCATCAGCGCGGGGCTGCAAAGCATAACTGTCATGTCGTGATCCTGCATGGAAGCCCAGAACTCCGCAAGGTCGGCGTAGGTTATGCTGCTGCCTGCGGTCGTGCTCTCGGTGACGCCGTCGGCAAGCTCGCTTACCGCAAGCGCGTTTACAGAGCGCGAGAGCTGAGCGCCGAGAGCCTTCAGGATAACGCCGAAGGCTTCAAGGCGCTGCTTCCTTACGGACTCGTAGCTGCACGAGAGCTTGCGGGCAAACTTGGTGAGAGCCTTTGCGTTCTGTGCCAGCTTCACGGCAGTCACGGGCAGGCTGCCGCTCTGATCGACGATGTCGCTGCCCGCTGCGGTCACGGTAAGGCCGCGGAAGTCAATGGAATCGGTATAAGAGGACGCGGCAACGATCTCGGGCAGGATAGAGGCTTCGTTCATGCCTGCCTTGATAGTCCTTCTGACATACTCGGGGAAGAGCACAGCGCTCTCGCTCGAAGCGAAGAACTTCTCGACCCTGTCGCAGTTCTCGCCCGATACCTTGATGTTGAAGCGCTTGAGCTGTCTCTCAAAGCTGTCCAGCCCTGCAAGCTCTGTGCCTGCGTAGTTCTCGCTGGGGTCGAGCTGCTCCAGCGCCTGAGTAAAGGTCTTTCCTGTGATAGAATAAAGTGATTTGTCAAGCTTGATATTATTGTACATAATTTAATCTCCTTTTTTTATTTCCCCACCATGCCTCATTCGAGCGCTTGGCAGTTTTTTTAATTCCCCCACCAGCTTTCATTCGAGCGCTTGGCAGGGTCTTGTGAGCCTCCCCGGAGGGGAGGCGGTTTCACTTTGTGAATGAGGCGGCGGTGCAGCCGTCAGGAGGGCTTGTTCCGAGTGGAACGTCAGGGCTTGCGCTGTTTTTCAATGCACAATTCACAATGTACAATGAACGTGCCGCCTGCGGACGGTCTGTCTTATCCCACCAAGCCCGAAGTGTTGCCCCCACAGCAGAGCGCAAAGCCCACACCGTAAGCTTTTAGATGTTAGATGTGAGAGGCAAGAGGCAAGAGGTGCCTTGTGAGGGCGTTTTCCTCTTTCTCTATCCGGCTGACCCCCACCGTATCGCGAGGACTACCCGGCTCACACAGTTGTGAGGCGGCTTCGCCGCCGATCTCGCGGCCTAAAAAGAACACTTGAAGCTGCCGGTGTCTTCTTTTGTTTTCGGGGCTTTCGGCTGTTCTTCTCGCGGCAGACATTTTTCCAGCCTGTCACGCATCGCAAGCAGCTGAGCAAAGTCCAGGCTCTCGGTCAGAGCCTTCACGGTCTCCACCGCCATCATCGGCTTGGTCAGAAAGCTCAGTGAGATTATCTCCCGCCTCAGCATATCGCAGATCTCCTCGTTGATGCGCTGCTGTTCCGCAAGCTTTCTCTCAAGCTCGCGGCTGCCGCCCTCTTCCTCGGCGTAGCGCTTGGTGACACCTGCTTCGGGCTGAGCGGGAACAGCCACGAACGACCACTCGTAAGCGTCGGTTATCCCGTCAAGCACGTCGCAGCAGCGCGTGCCGTCGTATGACCTGCCCTTGATGTGTCCGCACGGGTCAAAGCGCCTGTCCCTGCCGCAGACCGAGCAGCACTTCTCCGCCGCCGCGCAGGACACCGAGACCTCCTTCTTTATCCCGCCCTCGATCTCTCTGATAAGGTCGCTGTTGCTCTCGGTGCGCATCATGTAGGCCTTCGCAAGCAGCTGCTTGTAGGCTGCGCCGAAGCTTGTGAGCCGCTCGGGATCGGTCACTACCTCGCAGTCGAAGATGCGGGCGGTCTGGTTCTCGGTCTTGGGGTCGTGGTCAAAGATGCCTGTTTTCCCGACAAACAGCTCCGCCAGCCGCTCGAGCGCCCTGTCCGAGAAGCGCTCGCCGTCGCGGTCGGTCTCGTTGTCGCAAAGCACCACGGGAAAGGTGTAGACCTCGTCCTTTGTGACGGCTCTGCGCGTGAAGCGGTTCAGCTTTGCCAGCAGCTCGTCGGTCAGTACAAAATCATTTTCCATTCTTGTCTTCCTTTCTTTGTTCTGTTTCGATCACGGCTGCCTGTGCGTTCATCAGCCGTGCTCTTGCCAGCGCTTCCTCGTCCTGAAGATTGATGTTGCACCACTCGACGCGGCACTCGTCGTCAAAGCCCTGTAGCCTGAGGGCTGCGCGGCCTATCTTTCTCAGAACGGGAGTCAGCAGGCGGCGGTAATATTCCAGCTCGCTGGTAAGAATGTCTGCCTGCTGGGAACTCATGCGCTCGGTGCTCTGCCAGTTGAGCCCGAGTATGAAGGGCGGTATCCCAAGCTTGGCGATTATCTGTTCCAGCAGCTGGCGGACAGGCACCTCGGTGTCGATCATCTTGTTGTCGGCGCCGATGACCTTTATCTCCACGTCGCCGACCGCCACAAAGTCCTTGACCCGGCCGACAGCCGCGCTGTTCATGCCATCAGACCAGGCCTTTGCGATCTCGGCGGCGCGTTCCTTTGCGAAGGCTCTGTCGGCGTCGGTCTCGGGCTTGTAGGTGACAGCGTAGCGGACGTTCCCGACCCTGTCAAAGTTCTCGCCGACGCACTGATATATCTTCATCAGAATGTCCGCGAGGGCAGGCACTCCGCGCAGCATCGAAACGCCCTCGGGGTGCTTGACAGAGGGGTTCAGCGTGGTGTAAAAGCTGATCTCGGGCGGCGGTGTTCTCAGCTTTTCACCCGTTGCTGCCGAACGGAACTCGGGCGCCAGCAGATCCCTGCCCTTAGTCACCGTGGTCTGTGTGGGGTCGGCGACGAGAATTCCCTTTATCTGCCTTCTGCTGCTGTCGATGCTCAGCCCGCCGAAGGCTCTGCCGTAGGTCAGCAGGCTGTCAAGATAAAGATCGGCGAAGGTGTTGACCGAGCTTCCCGAGATGCCCACGGTCACGCTCTCGCTGAACTCGTCCAGCAGCCTCTGCGCCTGCGGTCTGTCGGCTGTGAGCCTGAAATCGTTGGTCAGCCTGATTATCTTGCCGAAGCACGCGTCTATGATCGGCACCTTGGCCCGAAGCTCATCATAGAAGCCGCCCTCTATCCCGACGCACTCGCCCGCAAGTCGGAACGGCACTCTTTCCGCTGCCGCGCTGACCCTTTCGGCAGCAGCTTTTCTCCTGAATCTTTTCATTTCTTCTCTCCTTTTTTTAATTCACCCACCAAGGCCTCACCTCTGCGCACACGAGGGATCTCAGCGCCGCCCTCTAAGGGCGGTGGGTGCCTTTGTGAATGAGGCGGCGTCCTTGCCGTTAGGGGGACTTGTGCGCGGCTGCTCTTACCTTCTTTGCAATGTCATTACGGCGAAGGCGCTTTCTTCGCATGAGATGAACCTCGATACAAAGTACCGCACGTCGTCCATCGCATGATCGTTCTCCTTTACGGGCGCATCTGTGCCCGTCCCGCTCTCCCAGCGGTAAAGCCCGAATTCCCTGATGCAGTCCCTGCACTTCGCGCCTATCCTGATCTTTCCGTTCGTCAGAGCGTCGCTTACCCGCCTGATACCCGACAGCACATCGTTCTTCGCAGGCACTACGCGAAACTTGCCGTGCCGCCTTATGCACTCGATGAACGACGCCGCCGACGGGTCGCAGATCACAAGACTTATCTCTCTGCCCGCGCACAGGGCTTCAAGCCCGCGATAGTGCTCCTCGTCCGTCCGCGCTTGTCCCTCGCGGCGGGAGTCGTAATAATATTCCGCCATTCTGTACCAGACACCCCCGCTCAAGCCCCACAGCCCGAAGCTTGACGGGTTCACCGTCCCGTAATCGCAGCTGACAGCGTGCTTCTCCCAGACCTCGGGCAGCACCGAGGTGACGTGCAGGCGCTCGTCGAACATCGAGTACACCAGCCCCTGAGTGTCCGTCCACCGCCCAAGGACGAACCGCTCGTAGAAAGCGCCCGAGTAAAGCTTCTTGTACCTCTCGATGACCTTCGCCGACAGCGCGGGGTTGTCCTCGAGCGAAAAGTGCAGACACAGCAGGTTTTTCTCCTTTGCCTTGTCTATCCACTCGGTCTTGAACCAGTGGCGGCTGTGCTCGGGATTGCAGTTGAACCAGAGCCGCGAGCCCGTCACCGAGCATCTTGCCACCGCCTGCTCAACGAAGCTCCTCGGCATCAGCGCGACCTCGTCCAGCAGCACTCCCGAAAGCGTTATGCCCTGTATCAGCGCCGCAGAGCTCTCGTCGCGGCCGCCGAAAAGATAGAACCTGTTCTTCGACCCGCCAAGGCTCAGCTCGATGTAGTTTTTCGAGGCGTACTCCTTCACCGAGAAGCCCCAATCCCTTGCCCGCCTGACAAGCGGCGTCACAAGATTTCGCCTGACCGAGGTGACGGTCTTTCCGCAAAGCGCGAAGTCGCTGTCCCGAAAGGTCGTACACGCCCAGACCGCAAAGGACATGGACATGGCAAAGGTCTTGCCCGAGCGGACAGCGCCGTCGCAGATCAGCCCGTCACGCCCCGAGGTCTCGCGGTCACGCCACCAGGAAAAGACCTGCCTCTGCTTCGGGGAAAGCACGGCCGTCGGCTTAGCATTCTCCATCGCTTTCGGCCTCCCCGGGCGTTTCGGCTCTGCCGTAGATCTCCTCGACGAGGCTGCGGGCGCGTTTGTCCTGCTGCTGCCTGTCGTTCAGCTCGGCGAGAGCCTCGAGCGCCTTCTGCCTGTCGAAGAACTTGATCTCGACGCCCCCGCCCTTGACCTTCTTGATCTCGCTGACATTATACAGATCAGCTCCCGCAAGCATCTCGGGAGTCACCTCTTCGCAGAAGGCCAGCGCCACAGCGTCATTGGCTCTGCCGTAGGCCAGCCGTTCAAGCCCCGCTCTCACCTCTGCCTCGTCTGAGAAGAGCGCAGCCCGCGCCCTCCTGACCTGCCTTCTGACAGTGCTTTTCAGCAGCAGCTTCAGTCCGTCCAGCTTCGCCCTGACGGGAGCGATCCCCGCGCTTATGGCTGCTTCCTCTGCGTTCACTCCTCTTGCGTAAGCCGCCGCAAAATCCTTAGTGTCGATCTGTCTCATATTTTCTCCTTTCTTAATTCCCCTTTTTTAATTCCCCCACCTTTTTTGATTCACCCACCAATGCCTCACTTCTGCGCTTGGCAGAGGTCTCAGCGCCGCCCTCTAAGGGCGGTGGGTGCCTTTGTGAATGAGGCGGCGTCCTTGCCGTTAGGAGGGCCTTGTTGCGGGTGGTTCTATTATGGCTTTGTGCTGTGCTGAATTGATAGCCCCAAATGGATAGTTGATAATTTGAAGGTGCCGCCATCGGCGGGTTTTCCGCAAAGCCGACACTCACGGCAGCTGTCAACCCAATTGTGCATTGTGAATTGTGAATTGTGCATTGAAACAGCTATCAACTGTCAATTATCAATTTCTCCCGTCCTGCACGACCCTTGCGAGGGCGTTATCCTCCCCCACAAATCACTCTCACCCCCACC